GCAGCAATATCGGTCAACATATCCGTAAGAACGCGCTGATCGATCTTGATCTTCATCTGCTCGGAAGCATCTTTAGACCACATATCCATCAACTTAATGTCTGACTGAACGCGGTCGATGTCGTCTTCAACGCAAGCGAAGTACTCGCCTTTGTCGATGAGCAACTGAACCTTTGGCTTGTCGGGATTTTCGACAACGAGGTTCTGACCCTTGACGTAATCACGGATCGTGATGTTCGGAATGGTACGGATGTTGACCGTATCACCCTGACCTTTGATCTCGCCTTCGTAGTCAGTGTTAGCGATAGCCGCGAGGACCGTCGCATCGTAGAAGTTTTCAATCAGTTTGCCAGACCAGATTTCGGGAATGAAGTTCCCCGAATAATTTGGACGGCCCGGAGAGACAGGAAAAGACATTAGTTAGCTCCATTAGCCATTAGCGACAATGCGATTCTCCCGCTGAGCGGAGAAGATATCGCGTTCGATTCGGTCGCGTTCGACTTCCTTCCCTCGATAAACACCCTTACGAACGTCATCAAAGAACTTTTGAATATCCTTTGGTGCGTACATCTTAGACTGCTCAGTAGAGGGTGTGCCGCTACTGCGACCTCTACCGGGAGCAATTTGTTTATCAAGCTGGGACGCCGCTGCGTGCCGAGTTGGTTGAGCAACAGGGTGACTATTTTGATCCTGCCAAGTCGTAAAGAAACTTACCACTCTATTGATATCCATGTTCCTTTGAGCATCCTCTAAGTAGGTCTGACGGGACAGGCCCGTAAGTGGATCTACGTCAAGAAGCCATTCGTGGAACTGGGCATCTGCGTTAACTTCTTTCCATTCAGGAACCCTCATTGAAAGTTCTGACCAGAAAGACTGTTCCGCTGACACTGCTTGCTTATGAGCGACTTGTTCGACTTTTGGAAGAACACTGGTCTGCATCTGCCTAAGCATCTGCTCCAGTTCAGCGATCTTTCGATCTGCTGTATTACGCTCCTCTTTGGCTACACGACGCATAACCTCGATAGAGTCGCCATATTCCTCAACGTCTTTATCAGTCACTAACTTATCTACAACGTCAGCAGTTTGTGCAGGTGTTGTAGAAAGTGAAGAAAGCAGTTGTTCCAGTTGTGTAAGTCTATGATTCAATTGCTGATTCTCAGACCGCAATCGGGCTGTATCAGCATTGTACATACCTTGGAGAGTGCGATATCGCTTCTCAAAGGTCTCTTCGTCCTTGGTATCCGATTTCCTTTGCTCGTTAGGAATGGACTCAGGTGCAGTTTCTACAACACTGTCGGTTTGCGCAGCAACTTCAACTTTCTGACCTGCATCAGCTTGTATCTCAACAACTTCTGCATCGGTCTTGTTATCTTCAAAGTGCTTAGCAATAGCCTCAGACTGTTTACGAACCTGCTCAGGTATAGTCATTAGAACGCTCCTCTCGGTATGCGCGGTATCACCAGCTATTTCTTACGAAATTCTGCTGATAATTCAGGGGCATCATGCACAAGTTTATGTATCTCTGTCAACACCTGACATCGACCCTGAGCAAGCATGACGTTCGCTCCGGCTACATATGGGAGTTGATCTAGTTCTCGTTGCCGCCACTCTTCTAACCAATCGGATAGATGTGGATGGCTACGAGACAGACTGGCCCACATTTGGACAATCTCTGGCGGTGGACGAACCATCCTATCCGCCTTGTGGTCTAGCAATGGCAGCACTCATGCCGCCTGCTGCATTACCTGCTTGATCTAAGACTGCCGCTCGCTGTGGCTGTTGTGCAGCCTGCACGGCCTTAACTCGATCAACGTAGGTTAACTTTTCACGAGATGGGATGATCTCATCAACCGGCATTTGTAGGCCCTTAGCAATTTCACGAAGAATTGCTGCGCGGCCACCCGGACCCATGATCTGCATATCCATCTCATTTGCAGTCGCGTTAAGGAACTCAACACGACGCAGATTAACAGTTTCTTTAACCGCTAAGTTAACAGCACCGCGTGGAATAATCTCGGCATCGCCCTTAATCGACTCATCCTCATCGTAGCGCATATTGTAGATAAATTGGCGCTCAACAATCGGCATGATGATATCACTGTCAATATGCATGACCACCTGACGAATACCTTTACCGGCTGAACCCATAAGCATGGACAGTCCCGATGCAGTACGACCCGCGCCCCTAACATCAACATCGCCAGTAATATAAGACGGGATACCAGAATGATCATCAGCCAAACGACTAAATCGTTCATAAACAGCCATCAACGTATTGGCGTTATCATTCGGTTGATTGAACCGGACAGCCGGAGCCGAGCTACCTAATGGATCGTTAAGGACTTGCCAAATCTTCCATGGGTGCATCTGGGTAATATCCTCATTAGGAGGAATACGTTCCAGATTAACTTCGACCTGTGGTCCAGAAGCAATGCCCATGTTATTTACAAGCGCACGTGCTGCGGCGTTACAAATATTTTGCAGATCCGAGATAATTTCGGGGATACCACGACCCCAAAAAGCGCCCGGCATCTTAATATAAGATGTCTTAGCATAGGGTTTTTCACCCAGTGGGTCGTAGTTCAAAACTGCCTTTACAATATAATTTCCGATTAGCCACACATTAGCGTCATACTCACGCGCTTCGTCTGGCACTTCCTCTTCACTCATACCCCATTCGCGGAGCATTGCGCCGCTAACCTTACCCCAGAACTCTAGAGCGTCGAACATATCAGTGGGACGAAGCTCAGTATAATACTTACGCTCCTCCTCCTCACGCTGCATTTCCGTCGGCTCAACAAGCCAAGATTGACTTGGTCCATCTTCAAGGACTTTACGGATGGCTTGGTCATCGTAACCCGGAACGCCGATAAGGTCAGACAAAGCCATGCGGCTAAGCTGATGAAGCTCAAAGATATACCCGTCGTTGATACGGGTAATACCGGGTTCAGGATAAATGTTGAATGGGCTTACTCGTTCAAATTCCGGTGCAAGTCTCTCGCTCGCTTCGACAATAGTTTTACCGTCTGGACCTTTTGTCCAGCCGAGATGCCGTTGCCGACGAACAATAGGACCCTTAACAAAAGCACAAGGGAAAGTGACAAGATCAGTAATGAACTCATTGAAAGCCTCCGGCCATCCACCTTGGGCAAACTGATCGTCAATCTTTATTTTCATTTTGTCAACACGCATCTGCGCCTGCTGCAAAATACGGAATCTAAGTTCTTGAGATACAACTTCCCGAATCTCAGCCATTTCAGTCTTGGTCGGGGCTTGGCCAGTACTCTGAATAATCTGCATTACTTGTTCAGTAAAGGCTTCCTGAAGTGCCGCTGAGTTATCAGGAGAAAGATCGGGGATAGGTGTCGGAGACATATCCCATGGAGGGGTGCCGGTATCCATAAGGATATCGCGCAGCCAGCTTTCAGCTGCGCGGCACTTCACCTCAGTAATCATCATATAGACTTCAGAGCCACCTTGCTTACGAATAGCCCCTAATTTATCTGGATCATACTCACCATTACGCTGGCGTAGTGCAGCCAGCATCGTATCGTTAATTGGTTGCTTAGCTATGCGTGCAGCATCCCAGCATTCTTTAAGATATGAAGCGAGACCAAGAATAACAGAATCTTGCTGGCGAGCTTGAAGCTCTTTGTTCATACGCTCCTGTTCAGCCCGATTAAGCTGTTCATTACTGACGACACGAAGAAGCGCCAGACCTACCATTTATTTACGCTCCATACAGTGAACCAAATAACAATCAAACAATAGCGTTCCATTGTGTTCCGTTCCATATAAATGTTTTACTAAAATAATTAGTTGCATAAGCAGGATTCACAGTTCCGTCAACAGTTCCTACAAATGTTATTGCGCCACTGGATGCGTTTCCAGCACCGTCTTTTATAGTGCACGTATATCCAACAGGGACATTTGCTGGGGGAGTAATTTGCGTTGCCGAAGCAATAGTATTGTTTATAATAATTGTATCATACCGAGCATCCATAGTGACATTACCACTAGTACTAACAAATACGTTGCTCGTTTGCCTTCCGACAATAGAAACGCTTGCGCCGGTGCCGTTGTGTAATGAATTATAGTCTGTGACGTTTGTGTTAGTCGATGATAAAACTATACCGCCAAAAGTATATGTTCCCCCGCCGCCGGGGATACCTGAATTAGTAGACCCACCTAAAACATTATCGTTTAGGTGTACACTAGTAGAAGTTTCTATGTAAACAGCGTTGGCATAATTAACATCTGCGCCATTGGTAAGATTTCGAGTATTATATGAAGATATAATATTATCAGATATTATACCGCAGGTAGCGACGCGTAAAAATATAGCCGTCCCTATAGAATTAGAAAAATTATTGCCTACTATTGTAAAACAAGTAAGCGCAGCGGATGCTCCCACACCATTTATAGACGCGATATGATGGGGGCAAACAGATTGTCCTGTAAATGAATTTCCAACTATCTGAACTAGTGTCGCATACTCATTATTTATACTTGGGGAAAACAATATAGCTGCGTTATCATGTCCCGCGCCATCGAAGAAACATTCTGCTATACGGACTTGAGATATGCCGCCGACCGCTGAAAACAAAATACTATTAAAAGATTGGCCGCCTATATAGGTATTCGTTACAGTAAAACCTTCGCATTGATCTACGCGAAAACCATATTGCGCGCCAGCATTTAGACTAGCGTAATTTACGGTTTGTACTCCTTTATCAGACGTTGTATAGCTTACCGAGACGGGACCTGTAGAATAGCCTGTTATGTAACAGTTATCTACTGTCATACCTTGAGTACTAGCACCCGCAAGCCCAAAATATATAGACGCCGCACCTTCTTGCTGGCCAACAACAAATCTATTCCACACACCTTGCATTTGGCATCGTGAAAAACGGGTGTTTACCCCGCTATACACAATGATTGAGTATTGCATACGCCAAAACCAGCAGTCTTCAACAATCATTCCTTGACAACTGTTGATGTATATATGCGCGCCGGTCGTAACTAAGTCTGGTAAAGGTTGCCCAATATAATTATTTGGGTCTACCCCGTGCCAGAACCATATGCCTGAAACCTTTGCGGCCCCCGCTGAAGCAACATAGATAGTATTCCCATAATTACCAA